CGTCATAAATAATCAATGTGCCAAACTGCCAGTAGACTTGCTCACCCCAATGACTGCCAATGTCTTGCACCAAATACCCAATGCTGCTTGACTGTGGGTCACCAATCATCCACCTGTCGTAAACCCACACCATGTTTCTGGCTCTGTATTGAGAGAAACCAACAATGCTGCTGGTCAAAATAAACCATACTTGTGCTTGTAATTCTTTACTTGCGGCTGCGTCATAAACCAAAGTCTTGTCAGGCAAATGCACATACAAAAACTGGTGACTCTTGTCATTTCTAGCCTCAAGCAACACCAAAGCAAGTTGCGCCTCTGAATATTCAAGCAACAAGTTATCTATTTCTTGTGTGCTAATTTTTGTCGTTGTTGCGGACTCACCAACATAAATAGCTGGTGATTCATTGCGCCCACTGCCTAAAAAAGCAACACTTTCAAGGTAGATGCAGCAAGCGTGTATGCCTACACAACCTTTTTGGATTTGCGCCCCATCAATAACTTGAAAAGGAAAAGGCACAGCCGCAGTCGTGTTGTCGTACACCTCCATCGTATAGCGATTGATGGCATACACCTCATTACGCAATCTCAGCAAAGATGTAATCGGGTCAGGGTCAGCTATTGGCTCTTCAAAGGCAAACGCATCAATGTTGAACGGGTTGCCAATGTCGGTTAAAAATAATCTTTCACCATCGGTAATCATAAACCGACCATCAATAAAACAGAAATCAAGGATTGGGCCAATGGTCACCGCAGGGTAAACGCCTTGCGTTAATGTTGTGCCATCCCAAAAAAATATATTGCCACCAGACGCAACAGCCAGTTCGTCAAAGCTGTAATCAAATACTACAAGGCCACCAGCACCCACATCACCAAGCACAGTAACAACACCAGCTGAATTTATTTCAACCAGCTTTGTGCCCATCACTCTATAAAGTTCGTCACGCCAATTGATGCCGCCACGGTCAATGTCCGGCCCTGTTCCATTGCTCACAATGCCATCGCCCGGCCTCAGAAACCCAGCACTGATGCCGCTTACCTTTGGGACAGGCACAAGATTGACAGGGTAGGCTGTACGCAACTCTGGTGTTGTGTCTGCGTAAATACCATTTAGTATAGGTATTTGCATTATTTTTCACCTACTGACGGTAAGACCTTTTTTTCTTTGTCCCAGTATTCTTTGTAGTTTTTTGAAAAATATTCGGCATCTGCTTCATTATCAAAAGAAATGTAATCCTTGCTTTTTAAAGCCCGATCAAAAGCATCATCACCATAATTTTTCAACTCTTTATTTTCGTATGCAATTCTTGGGTAAACAATAAATTTATTTGGCCCAGCTTCAGAATACTCCATTTGGTGTGTAGCAATATCGCCTTTTCCCAAGTCCATTACTGGATATGCCTCGGGGTTGAGAATCCTACGGACAAAATTCTTCCCTTGGTTTTCATTCAGCACGTTTTTTAAGGTTTCGTAATCCATTGTTATTTTGCCTTGTTGCGTGCGCTGATGCGTTTTGCCTTGGCTTGAGCATCTGCTTTTGAAGAAGCACCCCAAGCCCTCAAACTCAACAGCAAGCGTGTGGGTTCACCGTCTTTGTATTCAGGGCCAGCGTTACCACCCATACGAGCCAAGAATGAGGCTCTACGGGGGTTATCGCCAGTCTTCACAGGTGGTTTGAGGTTCATGCCTTCAGCCTTTGCCGCAGCCCTACCCTTGGCGTTTAAACCGCCTTTTGGATTCTGGCCTTCTTTGCGTGCATAAGCTGGGGTTTTCATCTAAAACTCTTGATCTTTTCGGCAACCTTTTTGGGTTGCTTTGCAAATTGTTTACCAGCTTTTGTGGCCTCACGTTTTGCCCGTGTGGTTGCCGCATACTCAGCCGAGGTCAATGCCTTGATAGCCTTTTCAGGCAGATACCTTTCGCCAGTCTCGGATGATGGCTTTCCTGATTTGGTGCGCCAATTCTGTTCACCCCAGTCCTTTAGGCTTTTCTGTGGGGCTTTCATTTATAACCCCCGCCTTTGGCTTTATATTCTTTTGCCAACATCTGCGCTTTACGGGCAGACCATTCGTTTGGGTCACCGCCCTTTGTCCCTGCCTTGATTTTCTCAAACAGGGCTTTTCGCATGGTTGGCTTCGTGTAGTTGCCAGCCGCATTGACAGAGGACTTGGGTTTGGTTGCCATTAAGCCGCCACGCCTTTGATAACAGCAAAGTTAAATACTGGGGTTTCTGTGGTCGTGCCGCCAGTGGTGCGGAATGTAATGTTGAAACTACCAGCAGCCACCGCAGTGACCATCAGGTCATACAAATCAGTGCCTGATTTTTGGTTCAAGATAACCACATCAGTTGCCGCCACAGTGCTATTTGTCACAGTAAAAGTTGCCGCTGTTGTAGTTCCCGCTGCACTGAATAATGTGATTGCGCCAGTGGTCTTGTTCAAGGTCACGCCAGTGGTTCGGCTTGTTGCCTGAGTGACAGCACCACCAGCCCCAGTTGCATAACCAACGCCAGTTCCGCCTGATGAAACAATCGTGCCAGAGGCAACAAGACTTGTTCCTGTGGCTGCGCCAATATTAGGCGTGACTAAGGTTGGACTGGTATTAAATACCAACAATCCAGTTCCCGTATTATCAGTAACTGCAGTTTCTAAATTACCGCTTGATGGCCCAACCAAGAATGTGGCTACGCCTGAACCTAAACCGCTTACACCAGTTGCAATAGGCAAACCAGTGCAGTTTGTCAATGTTCCAGAAGTCGGCGTGCCAAGAGTCGGTGTACTTAGAACAGGCGAAACCAATGTTGGGGTGTTATTAAAAACCAACAAACCAGTGCCAGTCTCATCAGTCATTGCGGCAAGCAAGTTGGCGCTTGATGGGGTTGATACCCAGTTTTGTATACCAGCCGAAAAAACCACTTCAGAATTGATCTGATACCAAGAATTTGTGGCTTGATAAAAACGGATGGTTGTTGCTGTTCCCGCCCCCAATGAGGTAGCGCCACCATAAATAGCAGATGCGCCATTCAAAGCAATAGTCAGCGATGTAATTTCTTGAGTTGTCGTAATCAATACCGATGTCCCATCAGGCACACCAGTATTCAAAGGCAAGGTTATTGTGCCTGTTGCCAAGGTACTAGCAGGTTGCAGCAACATCCACTGATCATTACTTACAGGGGTCGGCACAGTGATGTTGAACCCAGAGCCGGGAACAAACAGATTCACCGACAGCGTTGGCGAAGCAAAAGTTTGCTGGAAAAAGGTCAACAAAGAACCGATTGAAGTGCGTCTTGCATCCCCGTTGTTGGGCGAGTAAACAGGTAACTGATCTCCGCTGGAAATCGTGCTGAGTACGGGTAACTGGTTGATGGTTGGCATGACTGTCCTTAGTAATATTCAATTGGGCCATCAGGCCCTGCTGTAACTGGGTTGGCTGGTGGTCTGACAAACGGATTATCGTAGACACGCCAAGGTTTATTGCCTGAACCGGCTGGCATTGTTGCTGGCAGCTGTTGTTCAAGCGGATATGTGGCTCTTTGCAACAGGATGTCGTAACCCTGTTTGGCTGTTGTCTTGGTCTCAATCATCACTTGCTTGCCAAAACTTGGCGCAAGTCGGATGCTTAAATTGCAAATGATGGCTTCATAAGCCGAATCAGGCACATTGGTTTCTTCATCTAAATCGCTGTCCTGTGGGCTAGATGGCAATGGGTAGCCCAACCGAATTCCTTTGCCGTTCCAGTCTGCAATCATTGCATCCAGTCTGCGTAAAGCAAAGTCCAGCTGTTCAGGCCCAAGGTCAAAAACATATGACGCAAGGCCTATTTCTTCAAGGGCAGAGCTTATGAATTGACGTTTGGTGTAACCCATTACGCAGTCTCCATTGCGTTATTGATCTTGTTGAGCAAAGTCGCACCTGACCAACGCTTGTCTACTTTCAAACCAATTGCTTCAGCCTGTTGCAACATTTCTTCAAGACTTGGCAAATCATCTTCTATTGACTCGACTGGTTCACTTGCAATAAGTGATAGACCAATAGGAGTTGGCGTGACTATCTTGTTTTGCTTGCGCTCAAGGGCTTGCGTTTTTTTGAGTTTACGCTTTTGCAAACGCAACTCCCGCCACGGGGCGAGAGTCTTGTTTTTAACAATAGCTGCCGACTTGATCATTTCTTTTTCATTGACTTAGCGGCTGGCTTTTTCATCATGCCATACGCCATAGCAACGGCTTGCTTTTGAGGCTTGCCAGCTTTCATTTCTTTTTTAATGGTCTTACCCATTTCTTTTGCCATCATGCCGCTCATCTTTTTCATAACATTACTCCAAAGTTAAACAGGCCAACATCTCTGCTGGCCTGCTTGGTTGATTAGCTTACCCGATACACAATAAAGGTATCTGCTGCTGTCTTGCGAACACGGAATCGTGCAGATGCACCAGACGTAGCCGCAGTTGCTGCAGAACCCACAATGGTTACGCCTGTGTTGACCGTGATGGTCAAAGCAAACGCAGCCAAAGTAATGACGCTAAAGTCAAACGACTCACCGATTGCCCACTCAGTTGCCAAATCAAGGTTTGCACCTGTTGGCAGCTGAATGCTACGGGTTGTGGTTGGGGTTGCAGTCACAATGCCAGTCAGCACATTTGCTGCTGTGGCAATCATCGATCCGCCATCAGCTATGTCAGCTGGTGCGCCTTGCGGCTGCCAGTTGCCATCGTCAGAGATGACTGGGGCAACACCAACTGCAAAGTAAGCACCCGATGCACCAGCTTGAATAGTCACGTTGGTGGCATTGGTGAATGCGCCTGACACATAAGTGGTGTTCTCGACTACGGTCAGCAAATCATCTACTTCAGGAAAATTGGGGAAACCAACTTGCTGAAATACGCTTGCTGCTGAGTAGGCTTGAACGGCGATTTTCTCGCCCGCTGGTACTGCAACAGTGACTGTACCTTGTGTGAAAATTACGTTGTAACTCATGATTTCTCCTTAAGTCTGATTGAACAGCAAAATACCAGACATTTCTGGCTGCTTATTGACCACACCGTAGAGAGTATCCAAGCGGTACTTGGTCTTCATGGTGTTGACATCGTATTGTTTCTGCATGACCAGTTCAATGCCTTGGTCGGTAGAGGCACGCATCACTGCGACACCAGCATCGGACGGGACAGCATAACGACCGGGCAGAATCTCCAGCGCATCTTTTTGCCAGAAGCAGTTGATAGGTGCAGCAACTGTGTTCAAGCGGTTAATGGTAGCTGTTGCGTTAGGGGTCACGATACAGTTTTGATACTGCAACTCGGCATCAGTTCCACCTTGTGCGGAAATGATAGGAGGGGTGATAACGCAAGTTGTTGCATTGGTCACGCTCACCACACGGAAGGTCTTTGAAAAACCAGTACCTTGTTTGGTGATGTGATGCACAGCTTCTACGCCGCTAATCTCAATGGCTGTTCCAG